TCAGTGGATGGCCGCGTCGGGCGGTCGTCGCTGCCGGCACCGGGGGCAATCGCACGTCGGCGATCCGCCGGTCGCGCCGCGGATGACGTCCCGGAGCGCCATCGCCACCATCGGCAGCGCCTTTAAGATGTCCCGGCCGTGCCGGCCGTTCGTGTCGCACCGCGCGATCGTGCTGTCGGTCAGGCTCATCACGAGGATGAACCCGGCGTCCTCGCCTACGGCGTCACGCACCGCCGCCATGGCCGCGGCCATCTTCGCCTCGTCGTCAGCGTCGGACATCGTCGTCCTCCGCGGTCAGCAGGTCGGCCGGCGGGCTGATCGCGGCGACCACGCGGGCGGCGATCGCGTCGTGAGCGGGCATGTACGTCGCCTCGAGCCGCGGGTCGGTGGCGGCCGCGTTGCCGAGCACCTGGCCGACGCTGTCCTTGTCCGCGCCGCCCAGGCGGGCGAGGTGCCCGAAGGTGCGGCGCAGGTCGCGGAACTGCAGGTCGGCCACGCCGGGCTGCTGCTTCGCGGCCGCGGCGCGCAAGGCTGCGAATCGCTTGCGGAACGTGTCGGAGCGCCACGGCGCGCCTTCCGGGCCCAGCAGCATCGGCCCCGGGCCGTCGCCGCGCTCGGCCGCCCAGCGGCGCAGCAGGCCGTCGGCGACCGGGTGCAGAGAGATCCTGCCCCAGTTCTGCTTCTTCGACCGGATCAGCTCCCACCAGCCGGGCTGCGCGAACTCCTCGGGCGCGGCCTTGAGGATGTCGGCCTGGCGCTGCGCGGTCAGGGCGGCCAGCGCGATCGCCGCCGCCATGGCGGTCTCGCGCCGTCGCAGGGCCGTGCGCAGCAGGGCCCCGAGCTCCTCCCAGCTGGCGACCCGGCTGCGCGGCGGCGTCTTGAGGGCGCGTCGGCGCTTGCCGTCGAGGCGCAGGCAGGGGTTCGCGTCCTCGGGGATCCAGCCCAGCTCCTCGGCGTGGCTCAGCAGCAGCGAGAGCTTGCGCACCATCGCCTTCGCCGCGAAGGCGCCGCCGCCGCGCGTCTGCCACGGCCGCGCGCCGCGCAGCACCTCGGAGCGCCAGGCGCGCACCGCCGCCTTGTCGAGCGCGACGACGGGCTTGTCGCCGAAGTCGCGCTCGATCGCGGCGAAGGCCTTCGCGTAGTCCTCGCGCGTGGCGGGGCGCAGCTCGGCCCAGTGGTCGTCGGCCCGGTAGCTGCGAATCAGCGCGGCGACCGTGCGGCCGCCGTCGACGCGGGCGACGCGCGGCGGCGCGCCGTCGCGGACCGCGGCCGCCGCCATGGCGTTCAGCTCCTCGGCCCGTCGGACGCCGCGGGTGGTGGCGTCGATGTCCTCGGCCTGGAACCCGAGCGGACGCGCGGCCGCCGGCGGCTCCCACCACACGCGCCAGCTGCGGTCGGCGCGCTGGCGCTGGCGCACGCCGGCGGGCGGCGACTTGAGGGGCGGGCGGCTCATGCCGTGGCCCCTGCGATCACCGCTCGCTTCCGCGCGGCGATGATCCAGTTGGTGATCGCGCCCTCGGCGCCGCCGGTGCTGGTCGCCGCGACGCCGCCGATGCGGCAGCGCCAGCGCCACGACGCGTCGGCCGTCAGCGCGCCGCCGGCCTGCTCGACCGCGCCCTGCAGGAAGGCGTTGCGGCGATCGCGCTGCGCGCGGATGTCGAGGTGGTGCGCCTCGTCATGGCGCTGCACGTGCGGCGCCTTCAGCCGCGCGGCCTCCAGCGCGTCGGCGATCGCGAGAAGGTCGCTCATGCCGCACCTGCCCGGCAACCGGCGCAGTGCGTCGGCTGCGCGCTCAGCTTCAGCTCGCGCTGCGCGCGCGCCGCGTTGAACTGGGTCTTGCACCGCAGGCAGGCCACGAACCCGTCGGGCAGCGGCGCGGGCCCGCCGGTCGGGATCGGCAGCTTCGGCGGCTGCGCGCGCGTCGGCGGCAGCGCCTCATCCATCACAGGCCGGTCGCCCATGACGGCGCCGGCGTCCTGGTCGACGCGGGCCCGGCGCGACCAGTGGCCGCGCAGGCGGTGCATGTTCAGGCCGAGATCGTCGGCGACGACGGCGAGCTTCTCGCCGGCCTCGAGCCGCCGCATCGCTTCGCCGTCCGGCGCGTAGGGGTCGGCCGGGGCGGCGGCGACGGGCGGCGCGACCCCCGCGGCCTGCGTCGCTGGGGCTTCGGCCGCAGCGACGGGATCCTCAGGCGGGCAACCGGCGCACCAGCTGCCGTCGATGATCGGGTCGCCGCAGCGGTCGCAGAGTTCGCCCTCTCTCGAGGCGCGCGCTTCGGCCGCCAACGCTTCGGCCGCCACCGCCTCGGCCGTTTCAAGCGGCGTGAGACCGCGGCGCTCGGCCTCGGCTTCCAGTTCGGCGCCTTCCGCAGCCGTCACGGCGTGCATCATGATGGCGGAACTCACGCCCATCCCGGCGCCGCGGCCGCCGGTGAGCCAGAGAGCGTAGCGCTGATCAACGGCGTCGCGTTTTGCCCGTCGCCAGTCGGCGTAGGCCTCGGCGTCGTCGCGCTCGACGAAGGTCGCGACCTTGCAGCGGTGCACGGCCACGACGTCGGCGCCGCCGTCCGCGTTGGGTTCAACGAGGAAATCCATCATGCGACGTCTCCGGACTGGGGCGCGGCGGCCTGGGGTTCGTCCAGGCGGCGCAGCGCGGCTTCGAAGGGCAGCAGCTCGGTCGCGCCCTCAGCGCGCACGAGGTAGCCGGCGGTGGTGACGGCGAGGACGCGCGCGACGAACTGTCGGCCGGGCCCGGGCTGGAACACCGCGTCGTCGCCGGCGACGGGCCGCGCCGGCAGCGTGAAGACCCGGGCGGTCATGCGCAGGCCTGCAGGGCCATGGCGCGCGCGAAGGCCACGTCGTTGGGCGCGAGCCGCGCACGGCCGAGCGCGACGCCCTCGGCCGCCAGGCGCGACACGGCGTCGATCCAGCCGTCGACGGCGGCCGCGCGCCACAGGGGCGTGCGGCCGCTGCTCCAGGGCATCGGCAGGGGGAAGCCGTCCTCCTCGAGCGCGCGTCGGCGGCGGCGGAAGGCGGCCGCGTCGCGCAGGCCCAGCCGCGCGGCGACGTCGCCGGCCGGGATGAACACGGGCGCGGCGCTCATCGCCCGATCTCGGGCAGGCGGGCGCCGAAGACCTTGCGCCAGGCGGCGTCGCTGGCGTGTTCGATCAGCGCGGCGTGGGTGGCCAGCGTGTCGCCGACGAGGGCGGCGAGCCTGCCGTCGGTTCCGCGCACATGGGCGGCGTTGTGCAGCTGGGCGGACCGGACGCGCAGGTCGCGCGCCTGAGCCAGCAGGGCCTCGCGCAGTTCGACGGCGGCGGGGTCAGGCGAGGAAAGGGATGATCGCGGCATGAAACACCTCCGGAAATCGGTGGTATTTCGATAAACGGTAAAATCGGTAAAATCAATCCGGTTGTCGGTCGCGCCGCAGCGCGACCATCACGCCGCGGATCATCACGCGCTCGCCGTCGACGAACAGCGGGGCCTCGGCCTCGAGCGACGGGCGCAGCAGGTAGGGCGGACGGTAGAGGCGCAGCAACATGACGGCTGCGTCCCGGCCCCAGTCCTGCAGGCAGGCCAGCACCACGTCGCCGCCGCGGGGCGCCAGCCCGGCGTCGACGACAAGCCGGTCGCCCGCCAGGACGCCCGCCGCGCGCATGTCGTCGGACCGCGCGGTCCATAGGCTCTGCCCCGGCCCTTGAGGGCCGACCGCGAAGACTTTCTCATGCGCTGCAACGTCATGGACCTGCGCGACGTCGCCGGCCGGCAGGCCGGGCGGCGGGGGCGCGACGGCCTCGGCCACCGAGATCGACAGCCCGGCGCGGCGCAGGACCTCGGCCAGCGGCACGCCCAGGATCGTCGCCAGCTGCTGCGCCTGCGGCAGCTTCAACGGCTGCGCGCCGGAGTAGATCCGCTGCAGGAACGTCGGCGACCGCTTCATCAGCCGGCACGCCTGCGACATCGAGACGCCCGCCTGATCGTGCGCCGCCCGGAACCATTCGCCGTCCATGCCGTTCGATCCTCCTTGCGTTGCGAGGTATCGAATATGGGGCCTCACGCCGTTCGGTCCGAAAACCGAAATACGGTAAAAACGGTATTGCCCGGACAGCAGATGCTGTGTAGCGGTAGGGCCATGCAGATCCATGTCGACTTCCGCGCCGTGCTGCTGATCGCCTTCGGCTCCTGGTCGAAGGTCGCGACGGCGGCCGGCGTCAACACCACCGGCACCCCCAGCAAGTGGACGCACGGGGTGCCGAGCCAGATCGTCCCGCGCCTGATGGCGCATCCCTCGCGGCCCGGCTGGCTGACCGAGGACATGCTGTCGGACGGCGCGGTCGTGACCATCGAGGGCGTCGGCCGTCGGCCGATGGCCGCCGAGTGACCCCGCAGCGCCTGCGGTGGGGGCTGGTCTGCGCGCTGAGCGCCGCCGCCCTGACGCCGTCGTGGAGCGAGCGGTTCCCGATCGCGATCAGCCGCCTGCGGTCGATGCGGGTGCTGGCGCGGGGGATCACCTCGCCCAACGATCTGCCCCTGCACGCGCTGGCCGACGAGTTGATCGACGCCGGCGCGCCGACGGAGGCCGAGCGCCGGCGCGAGCGGCGCGCAACCAGCGTCGACCGGCTGGGCCGCGCGCAGCGCCTGGCCGTCGAGCATCTGGCGGAGCTGATGGCCGTGCAGGCCCAGTCGGTCGAGGACGCCGCCGCCGGCGCCGAGGACGCCGCCGCACGAAACATCGCAGAGACCGGGGCCGCCGCATGACGGCCGCCCCCATGAGCCGTCGTGGCCGGAGATCGACGCCCTCGTGTCGTCCGGCCGGCGGGCGCCCGCATCGGGCGTTTCCTCCCACCCTCCCCGGCGGCCGCGTCCGCCGGGGCCTTTTCCCGGAGGGGCGATGAGCACGCTGCTGGCCGCCGCGGTGACGCGGCTGAACGAGGCGCGGGACACCGTCGCGCACATCCTGCTGATCGACTACCCGGTGGGCGAGACCGTCCGCTGGCGCTGGCGCGACCGGATCCACGAGGGCGTGGTGACCGGCCACCTTGGCGGGCGGCTGGTGGCGCGCCGCACCGAGACCGGCGCGATCGCCACGATCGACGCCGCGGACGTGGCGGCGGGCGATGGCCCGCTCGGGTGATCTGGTCGACGTCGGCGAGCTCGCGCGGATGCTGCGCGATCAGGCCGAGGCCGTCGCGCGGCGCTACTGCAGCGCGACGGGCGCCTACGTCGCCAACGGCCACCTCTACGCGCTGAGCCCCGGCCGGCCCGATCGCAACGTCGGCAGCTTCTACGTCACGCTGCGCGGGCCCCACATGGGACGCTGGCGGGACGAACGCACCAAGCAGCAGGGCGACATGCTGGACCTGATCCAGATGGCGCTGAACTGCGACCGCGTCGGCGCGATCCGCGAGGCGCGGTCGTTCCTCGGCCTCGAGGCGCGCGACCCCGGCGCGGGCGCGCGCCTGCAGGCCCGCCGGCGCGAGCAGGAGGCCGCCGCCGCCGAGCGCCGCGACGACGAGGCCGAGGCGGCGCGCCGCCGCGAGGGCCGCGCCCGGCGCATCTGGATGATGGAGGCGGCGGAGCTGCGCGCCGGCGACCCGGTCGACAGCTACCTGCGCGGCCGGGGCATCGACCTGGCCGAGCTGCCGTGGCGGCCGCGGGCGATCCGCCATCATCCCGCGCTGCCGTACCGCGACGTCGACCCCGAGACCGGCGAGGTGCTCGAGGGGCGCGCGCCGGCGATGGTGACGGCGGTCACGGCCGCAGACGGGCGCATGGTCGCGGTGCACCGCGTCTGGCTGGAGGAGCGCGGCGGCCGCTGGGGCAAGCTGTCGATCCCGAAGCCCAAGAAGGTGCTGGGCCGGTTCCAGGCGGCGGCCGCCCGCGTCTGGCGCGGCGCGCTGCCCGGCGGCCGCCCCGGGCCCCGGCTGGGCGAGCTGCCGCCCGGGTCGGCGCTGGTGCTGTGCGAGGGCGTCGAGGACGCGCTGGCCATCGCGCTGCTGCGCCCCGACCTGCGGGTGCTGGCCGCGCTGACGCTGGGCAACATGGCCGAGGTCGCGCTGCCCGCCGCCATCGAGCAGGTGACGATCGCGGCGGACAACGACGAGCACCCGCAGGCGCGTGACGCGCTGTCCGCGGCGGTGCGCGCCCATCGCGCGGCCGGCCGGATCGTCCGGCTGAACCGCAGCCGGGTGGGCAAGGACTTCGCCGACGCGGTGCTGGCCGCCCGCGCGTCGGGCGAGTGGGAGGGCGCGGCGTGAGCACGGCCGCGTCGATCCTCGCCGTCCTGGGCGCGGCGCTGATCGTGGCGCTGCTGGCCGCGGCCATCGCGCTGGGGCGCGCCTGGCGGGGTCTGGCCGCCGTGAGGCCCCTGCCGATCCCGCCGCCGGGACCCGTGCGCGAGGCGCAGCGCCTGGCGGCCGACGTCGCGGCGCGGGTCCGGGCGGAACGCCGGGCGCGCACGTTCGAGACCGCCATCGACCGCGCGCGCGGCGCGCCCGGCGCCGCCGACTTCCTGCTGGCGTCCAGCGCGCTGGCGACGGCGCGGCGCGACATCCTCGAGGACGAGCTGCGCGCCGTGATCGCGGTGTGCGGCGGGCTGCGGCAGGGCTGGCGGCCCGGCGAGGCGCAGCGCCTGCAGCTGTCGGAGGAGACGCTGGCCGCGTTGATGTGGGTGGTCGCGGCCGACCCGCGCATCGAGCGCATCCGCATCGCCGAAACGCCCGAGGCCCGCCGCCTGATCGCGGCGATCAAGATCCTGAAGGACATCGCATGAGCATCAGGCGCGCCGCCGCCCAGAGCTTCGACGACGCGCCCGTGGCCGGATCGCCCGGCGACGGCGACGACGGCGGCGAGGGCGGCGCGGCGCTGAACGGCGACGCGGTGTTCCCCGGCTGCCCGGTCACGCCGCTGGGCTACGACGGCGACGTGTATTTCTACCTCGACATCGCCGACCAGTTGCGGGCCGTGGACAACCACAGCCGCGAGAAGATCGCCAGCCTGTTCGGCGGCAAGACCGACATCCTGCGCGACCCCTTCCCCCAGTACGGCAAGGCGACCGACGACGAGGGCAAGCCGAAAGTCATCGGCTGGAAGCAGGACAGCTGCCGCGACGCGCTGATGCGGGCGTGCCTGGAGCGCGGCAAGTGGAGCGCCATGGCCCGGGTGCGCGGCGTGGGGGCGTGGCCGGCGGAGGACGACGGCCGCCCGCCGATCCTGCATTGCGGCGACGTGGTGATCGTCGAGGGCGAGGCGCTGCGCCCCGGCATGATCGGCGAGCGGGTCTATCCCGCCGGGGTGAAGCAGCCGCGGCCCTGGCCGTCGCCGGTGCGCGGGCCGGGCGGTCCGGGCGAGGAGCTGCTGCGCACGCTGCGCACCTGGGCGCTGTCGCGCGGCGAGGCCGACGCGAAGCTGCTGCTGGGCTGGGTCTGCTGCGCGATGTTCGGCGGCGCGCTGGACTGGCGCCCGATGATCTGGATCACGGGCGGCGCCGGATCGGGCAAGTCGATGATGGACAAGCTGCTGGCCGCGGTGCTGGGCGGCGAGACGGCGGTGGTGCAATCCAGCGACGCGAGCGAACCCGCGATCCGCCAGGCGCTGGGGCTGGCCAGCCTGCCGGTGCTGCTCGACGAGCTCGAGAGCGAAGCCGAGGGCGCGCGGGCGAAGGCGGTGATCAAGCTGGCGCGCCAGGCGGCGAGCCAGGGCGTGATCCTGCGCGGGTCGGCCGACAACAAGACGGTCAGCGAGTTCAAGGCGCAGAGCTGCTTCAAGTTCAGCTCGATCCTGATCCCCAGCATGGGCGACCAGGACACCAGCCGGTTGTGCGTGGTCGAGCTGCGGCCGCTGCCGCGCGACGCGGTGGCGCCGCGGATCGACCGGCGCAGCTGGGGGCTGGTCGGCCGGCGGCTGCGGCGGCGGATCCTCGACGAGTGGTCGCGGTGGGAGACGACCCTGCAGCGCTACCGCGCCGCGCTGGCCCGCGCCGGGCACGAGGCGCGCGGCTGCGACCAGTTCGGCGCGCTGCTGGCCATGGCGGACATGGCGCTGATGGAAGGCGAGCCGGACGCCGACAGCGTGGAGGCCGCCATCGTCGACATCACGGCCGACCGCATCGCCCAGCGCAGCGACAAGCACGCCGACTGGGAGCGCTGCCTGCGGTTCCTGGGCACCCAGACCACCACCCGCCATATCGGCGGCGCCTACGTGACGCTGGCCGAGCTGGTGGCGGCCGCGGCCGACATGACCGACGGCGATCCGCTGGGCCCGCGCGAGGCCAACCGCGAGCTGGGGCGCTACGGGCTGCGCGTGATGGGCCGGCGCAAGACCGCGACGCTGATGATCGCCAACACCCACGACGGTCTGCGGCGGCTGTTCGCGCACAGCAAGTGGGCGACCGAGCCGTCGCAGACCGGCGTGTGGTCGCAGGACGTGCGGCGCACGCCGGGGGCGAAGGCGAGCAGCAGCGCCAACAGCTTCGGCGGGGTGCCGAGCCGCAGCTGGGTGATCCCGCTGGAGGCGTTCATCGGCGACGAGGAGCCGGAGCCGGCGGCGGCGGACCGCGACGTGGTGTGGGAGGGCTAGCCGATTCGCTTAGCCCTCTTTGCAGGGGGCGGGTCGATCCCCCATGATCGCTGCACGTGAGTCGGCGACCGCCATGCCCCTTGTCGCCGCAATTCGCGCGTCGCTATCGATTGACGGGCAGTAAGCTGATTCTCTGTTCGTTCGCCTAGGGAATGTGGTCGCGGGTCGGTCAAGCCCCAAATCTTCCAAGGACTTCCGTTGGCGCCATTGACCTGCGCCCGGCAGATACAAAGAATGAGGACGCCGCCCCGTTTCGAGGGCGGCGTCCTGATCGACCAGAGGTCAGTTCGTTGTGTGCAGCGGGAGTCTTACAAGGTTGGGACGCACCGTCAACGAATTCCCCAAGGTCGGTCCTATTTCAAGGAGCCCGACTTGACGGAACAGCAAGCTTTCAGCGCGCTGCGCTCGATCTTCATTCACGTGCGTCCGTCGCGCTGCGATCCGGGCACGCTGATCGGCTTCAGGCCGGACTGCCAGCCACGGTCGCTGCCTCATCCCGGTGAGATGAGTCCGGGTCAGCGCATCGAGCTGATCGCCGACCTGAAGGCCGAGTTTCTGGGCGACTAGGCGGCCGTCTCGGCCGCCTCGAACGTCGCCACCAGCGTGCATCCCTTCGCACCGTCGTCGTCGGCGCGGCGCACCTGCGCGGGGGTGCCGCGTAGGTCGAGCAGTTCGGCCACGATGCAGGGCAGCACCGCGTTCAGCGCCTCGACCGTCGGCTTGGCGATCATCAGCTCGGGGATGTCGGCGCAGCGGGCGTAGATCAGACCGGCGTCCGACCGCCGGAACGTGATCTCGAAGCAGGTTTCGTGAGCCATGGTTCTCCCCCTGGTTCGCCCGTTCGCACCTTTTCGGCGTCGCTGATTAACGGGCGGTTTCGTTCGCGCCTGAGCGAAACATACGTCGAATTCTCGCGGCGCCCATACCGTGCTGCGCCGCACCCGACAAGTCCGGCCGCCGCCGGATCAGCCCGCGCACCAGTCCGGCTTGGGGTCGCCGGCGTCGTAGCCCCAGGGCGCGATCCAGCCGCGGGCGGCGATCGCTGCGCTGAGCCGTTCGCCGGCGGACACGAGGACGGGGTCCGAGACGCTGCGGCCGTGGGCGTCGTGGTACACGTGGCCGGCCCAGCGGACGCGGGCGCCGTCGAAGGCGGCCTTGGCGGCGGCCGTCCACGCCTGGCCAAGGGCGGCCTCGGCCGGGCAGCGGGCGCAGCGGGGGCAGGCGCCGGGCGTGCGCTCGAGGTCGGTCTCGGGCGCGTCCCAGCCGTGCAGGCGGAATTCCACCACGCGGCCGTCGTCGCAGAGGATCCGGCCGCTGTCGGGGTCGGAGAGGAGCAGGGCGCCGATGCAGACAGCCGCGATCAACGGTCTATCCAGAAAAAGCGAAAGCCGACGGCCAATGTCGCGGCGCCGTCGGGTCCGCTACACTCGGCCTGATGAAGCGACCTTGATGGGCCCAACTCCCTGACAATGCGGGAAAATCGATTCATTATGAAGTTTCAGCGCTTTATGAGGCGGACTGGTTGACCATTGTGAGCGTAGGAGTATTTTACGACGAGGGGCGCGACACGGTGAAACTCGCGGCCGTAGCCTGTTCGCAGGTGCAATGTGGGGAGATGCGAGACCCCACCGCCCCGATCACGCCACCGCCTCGATCGGCGCATGGTTGCGGAGAAACCGGCCTGATCGGTGTTTCCGGCCCAGCGTCGCCCGCATGAAAAACGTTCTCACCATGATGCCGTTCGACTCTCGGTCGCGCCTGGCGGCAACGAAAAAGCATCTCGGCGACAGTCGAGGGTTGGAGTAGGTGAAAACAAGATCGGTGTCGGGGTTCCTGTCCTGCAGGATCGCGCCGGCTGCGATCACTGTCGGCAGATGTCGAAAGAGTGCGAAGTCCAGCGCCTTCGAGAACCGCGCCTTCTGAGTCGTCCCGCGCGTCAAAAAGACGCCGGCGCAGCGCCAACCGAGAGCCGCTCGCACGTGGTGCGGGATCTCGCCCACGCGCAGCGGTTCGGTGCGGCCGCCGTTGTAGAGGGTGAACAGATCGAACTCGTCGCATACAGGCATCAGCAACCCCATCGATGGAGGCCACATTCCCGCCTGCGTCGCTGACCTGCCCCTGATCGGGCTTGTGGTTCTCGGCCAGTCGCGCTATACGCCGTCATGTGAAGAGCCGGCGCGGAAACGTGTCGCTCCTACTGTAAAGCCGGCGTAACAGCGCCGGCTTTTCTTTTCAGACCCATCGCATAGCACGTGTCGGCTGCACCCGCTAGGGATGCAACCGGTGGCCGCCCACGCTGCGCCGCTGGCAGCGCGGCGTGGGCGAAGGTCAAGCCTGCGCGGCGGCGTCGAGGCCGGCGGCGAGGCGGTTCTCGTAGTCGGTCCAGCGGTCCTCGAGCTCGGCGAGGCGGCGCAGCGCCGCGTCCTCGTCGGCCAGGGCCGTCGACAGGCGGCGGCGCAGGTCGCGGCGGTCGGCCAGCAGGGCGTCGACGGCGGCCGCCAGGTGCTCGGCCACGGCGGCGGGGATGCGGTCGGCGGGGCGCTCGGCGGCGGGGGTCTGAGGGTCGCGCATGGCGTCAGGCCTCCGGCAGGGCGGCGGGGGCCGAGACCGGCGCGACGTGGGCGGCCACGGCGCGCAGGCGGGTGGTCAGGTCCTCGATCGCGGCCTGTTCCACGGCCAGGCGGGCGAGGTTGAAGGCCGCGGCCGTGCGCAGGTCGATGCGGGGGCCGTCGCCTTCGTCCAGCGCCATGCGGCGCAGGATGGCGTCGCGCGAGGCCTCGGCCGAGGCGAGCTGGGCCGAGAGCTGGCGCAGGGCCGCGGCGGCGGCGCCGGGGTCGCGCATCGAGAAGCGCTCGCTGTCGGAGCGCAGGTCGGGCTTGTCGAGGTAGAGGGCGCGGGCGATGCGGGCGGTGACGGCGTCGCGGCCGCGGCCGGGGTCGCGCAGCTGGGCGAGCTCGGCCTCGATCAGGTCCAGCGCCCAGGCGCGGAAGGCCCGCGCCCGCGGCGTGCGCGCCAGCATCGCCACCAGGTGCGCGCCGCGGAGGGAGAACACGCGGACGTCGAGAAGCCGGTTTCCGACAGATGCGGGGTCAATCTGACCCCGCATCTCCCCGTAAGCGGTCGGCAACTTGACGATGGTGCTCATCGAATCGGTGAACTCGTCCGCGTTGCGGGCGTAGAGGCGGTTCACGTGGCGCTGGTCGTCGTAGCCCAGCGCGCTGGCCACGTCGCCGGCGGTGAACCACGGCTGGCCGCCGCGGTCGATCACGGCCAGTTCCACATCCTCGAACTTCATCAGGTTGGTCATTGCGTGCACCTTTGGGTTAGCCGCCCCGCCCCGCTTCCAAACGGGGTGGGCCGGACGACAGCAGGTTGGAAGACCGCAGGTGCACCACGGCAGGCCCGAAAGCCTCCCACTGCGCCCGACCCATAGAGACGCCCGCCGCTCAGTGTGAGCGCGGGCGCGTCGGACGCGCACCGTATCGGGCTTCCAATCCCGGACTCGCCTTTTTCGCGAGACGCTGGAATCATGCCGCCGAACAGGGCGCGCCGCAAGCCAATGTAGCGATTCGTTTTTCGGTAAGCGAGGGCGCAACATCTTGAGGGCGGCGCGCCGCGGGCGCGAGATGTTGGGCGGGAGGCGGCATTGGTTTACCGAATTTACCGGTGAGCGGGCCGGAAAGCCAGTTCCCAACCGGATATCCTGCGAACCCATTCGCGGAGCCGAACTGCGAAGACATCGCCAAGGCCTACGACATGTCCGTCTGGTCGGACGGATACTGGCGCGGCGTGAAGGAAATGATGCGGCGCCAGGAGGAGGCCGGGACGCGCCAGAAGTGGCGCGGCGAGCTTCGGTCGGTCGACTTCATCGCCGGACACGAACGCGGGTTGGCGGAAGGCAGGCGCACGGCCGAGCCAGCGCCGGCGCGCCAACGCAGCGAAGAAGCTGCCGAGGCGCAGCTGCAGCGCGACATGGGTGGCGCGATGGCGCTGTGGTCGCTGCGCAAAAACGCCAGCCTCACGCGGCTGGGCCGGCTGTGGTTGTGGTTCATCGCATGGACCGGTGGAACCGTATGGGCGACGGCCGCTGTCCTTACGGGGATGATCTACACGCATGGCGAGCGCATGGCCGAACGGACGTTCCCGGGCATGTTGGCTCTCGGCGCGATCCTCGGCGTCGTTGCAGCTAGCACGGCGTGGCGGGTGACGCGGGGCGTGGTCGAAACCGCTGATGATCGAGCGGCAAAGAAAAGGATGCGACCTTTCCAAGAAAAGACGAAGTAAATCTCCCCACCCCATGACGGCCCATGGCGTCGCGCGCAGCGCGGCCGCTTCGACGCCGCGGGCAGGGTTTCGCCCTGGCCCCGGACCCCGGCGGCGGCGGCCGAGGCGTCGCGCGCCCCGCACCCCGCGGGGCGGCGCGACACGCTGGGCCTTGCCCCCGACCCGTCGGGGGTCCATCATGGCGTTGCGGGCCTGCTGCGCGGGTCCGGGGCGAAAAGCTCAACGGCGTTGAGGTGGCGTTGAGGTTTTCGTTGCGGTGAAAGCGCCGTGATATCAGGCGCTTGGGCGATTTCACGACAACTCGACGGCCAAACGCGCGCTCACGTGTGAGAAGCGTGGTTTCTCCGTTCCTCGCGCGCGCGCGCGAGATTGTCCGTCGTACTGTCGTGAAACGCGATAGAGGATTGATAGATAAGGGCTTTCGGCGCAACGAAATCTCAACGGCGTCTCGACGGGCGTTGCGAAAGCCGGTCAAGCCGTTGAGCCCGCACGGGGTTCAGCCGTCGAGGCCGCTCGGCCGGCCGGGCGCAAGTGGTTGATCGGGATAAAGAATGTCGCCAGAACTGGCGCATGAGCGGCGAGCGGTCCGAGTGGGCGAAGGCGGCGCGCGATGCGGCGGAGGCGATCGAGCGGTCGCGGGGCGTCGCGGCGCAGCTGGGGCTGTTCGGCGATCCGCAGCCGCAGGGCGAGCCGGAGGGCGAGGCGCGGCGCGGGCCGGGACGGCCGAAGGGCAGCCGCAACGCGGGCAAGCTGGGGCTGGCCGAGTGGATGGCGGCGCACGGGTGGCGCGCGCCGGGGCACGCGGTGGCGCTGGCGGCGGGGCTGGCCGAGGACGGCGACGGGCTGGAGGTCGCGTTCCGGCGGGCGTGCTGGCTGCGGGCCAGCGCCATCGAGGCGGTCGCGGCCGAGGGCGTCGACGTCCAGGCGGCGGCGCGGCTGATCGGCGACGTGATGGCGCTGACCATGGCCATCTGGCGCGAGCAGAACGCGGCCGCGGCGCAGCTGCTGCCCTACACGCTGGCGAAGCTGAGCCCGCTGGACGCGCCGAAGGAGGGCGCCGTGCGGCCGCGGATCGGCATCGCGCCGCCCTCGGCCGCGGTCGCGGCGGGTCGGTCGGAGCGGCTGCTGGGGCCAGCGCAGTGGCGCGCGAAGATGCAGCAGGATCAAGGGGTTGGCGACGACGCGCCGGCGGGTTCGGACGAGGGCGGCTCGGACGATGGCGCAAGTGATTGATGCGGTTGGCGTTTTCGGGCGCGTCCCGGTGATCGTCTGTCACCGCGACGCACCCCCCCGGCCTTCGCGCGCGCGGGTCGGCCGGCGCCGCGATGCCGGGGGGGCGGTCCGCGCCGTTGACGTTCCGCCCCCCCTTCCGACCCCGTGCAGGCCCGGGCCGAAGGCGGGCGGTCGGGTCGGGGGAAAACGCGAAACCGGGGCGGCTCGACCGGGGTGGGGGGAGGCGCGGCCGTGAGCGGGTTCTGGGCGGGGGCCGACGACTGGGCGGCGCGGGCGGGCGAGGCGGCGCTCGATCTCGACGCGACGGGGCCCGAGGCCGCCGCGCCGCTGTTCACCGAGCTCTGGTCCCCGCCCGGGCCGGTCGCCGAGGCCTTCTACTGGTCCGACGACACCCTGGCGGCCTGCCGCGGTCCGGTGGGCTCTGGCAAGACCCGCACGCACATGGCGAGCCGGCTGCGCCGCGCGCAGAACGCGCCGGCCAGCGTGGTCGACGGCCGGCGGCGCTACAAGGTCACCTTCGCGCGGGCCACGTACCGGCAGCTCTGGCAGACCACCATCCCGTCCTGGTTCGAGGTGATGCCCCGGCGCTGGGGAAAGTGGGCGGGCGGCCGGGGCGACCCCGTGACCCACGCGGTCGAGCTCGAGGACGAGTTCGGCGTGATCGAGTTCACGGCCGAGTTCCTGGCGTTCGGCGAGGCGCCGTCGGAAATCACCGCGAACATGCGCGGCGTGCAGACCACGGACCTGAGTCTCGAGGAGGCCGACACCATCGACGCCACGGTGATCGCGGTCGGCATCGGCCGCATCGACCGCTACCCGGCCAAGGAGCATTTCCGGGGGCTGCCGCCGGAGATCGCCAGCTACGGCCAGCTGAGCGCCACCTACAACGCCTGCGAGGAGGAGAACCCGATCGTCGGGCTGTTCGAGCCCGAGCTGGCGCCGGACGCGCGGCTGACCGTGATGCGCCAGCGCCTCGAGGCCGAGCAGGCCGAGGCCTTCGCGCGAGGCGAGCTGGCCAAGCCCTTCCGCATCGCGATGTTCCGCCAGCCGGGCGGGCGCGACGCGGGCGCGGAGAACCTGCAGAACCTGGCCAAGGGCTACTACGCCGCGCAGGTGGCCACGATGACGGCCATGGGGCGCAGCGACGAGATCACCCGGCTGGTGGACAACCGCCTGGGCTTCGTGCGCGCGGGCGACCCGGTCTTCGCCAACGAGTTCAACCCGCGCATCCACGTGGCCGACGCGCCCTTCGAGCCCGAGCCGGGCGAGCGGCTGATCCTGGGCTTCGACCAGGGCTTCTTCGGCGCGGGGCTGGTGCTGACCTTCCGCCGGCCGTTCCAGTGGCGGGTTCACGCCGAGTTCTGCGCGCCCGACCGGCTGTTCGCCGAGGAGTTCGCGGCGCGGTTCCGGGCGGAGATCCTCGAGGAGCTGTTCCCCCGGCACACGGCCGCCGAGGCCTGGGGCGACATGGCGGGCGACAAGGAGACCGCCGAGGCCACGGAGAACCTGACGTGGAACCACATCGTCGGGACCGCGCTCGACGTCGGGATCGCCGGGCAGACCGAGGGCAACAACCGCATCGCGCCGCGCCTGCGGGCGATCCGCGCCGCGCTCGACTGGCTGCACCTGGGGACGCCGGGGCTGCTGATCCACCCGCGCTGCCGCGGGCTGATCCGGGGCTTCGCCGCGCGCTACGTCTGGGGCGAGGAGCTGGACCAGGCGGGCAACAAGACGACGAAGCCCAAGAAGCGCGGCGTGCGCGAGGCCGACCTGATGGACGCGCTGGCGCACGCGCTTCTGAGCCGGGCGACCCCGCAGGGGCTGACGCCGGTCAGCACGGCGGCCGGAAAGGCGGCCGCGCGGGCCGAATCCCTGCGCGGGCACAATGGCGGGCCGCCGCTGGAGACGCCGCCGGCCGGGCGGTGGGACCCGTTCGCCCTGTGGAATTGACTGGCGCATTGACCGAAAATCGGTAAAGTCGGCGCCCAACCGCAACGACGGCGAGCGCCATGCCGCACCCCGATCACCCTGTGGGCGCATTCGTGCCTAACTGCGCGTCCGATCAAATTCGGGCGGTTTTCAGATCAAATACGCATCGCATTCTTCCCGGCGGTTTCAACCGGAGGGCTTTGCGATGACGGCGTTCGGAGGATGGTGCTCGGCGGCGATCCTGTCGGTGTGCGTGGGGATGCGCGCGGCCGACCGGCGCGAGGTGTTCGCGACGCGGGCGGACGAGGACCCGCACGGGGTGTTCGCGGACCTGTATGCGATGAAGGCCTCCTGCCTGTCGCTGGAGGTGATCTACGCCCGCGACGGGCTGGGGCCGGCGGTGGGGTTCTTCGGGGTGTTCCTGCGCTCGCCCGGCGTGGGGAGCGCGGTGATGCTGGCGACGCCGCAGCTGCGCCCGATGCAGGCCCGCGCGGTGGCGCGGCGCGTCCGGCGGCGGATCATCCCGGAGATGGTCGGGCTGGGGCTGCGGCGGGTCGATTGCCAGTGCCTCGAGACCCACGAGGAGGCGCAGGCCTTCCTGCGCTGGTGCGGGGCGCGGCGCGGCGACCTGCGCGAGGGCGTCGGCAAGCACGGCGAGTGTTTCCGGGAGTTCCGGTGGCTGGCGCGGGAATGGCGCGCGAAGGGAGGCGAACCATGTGCGTGATGCCAAAGACCCCGAAGATGGAGCCGGTCGCGGCGCCGATCCTCGCCGCGCCGTCGGACGCGGCGCGCCGCAGCGCCAGCGTCGAGACGCGGCTGAGGCGCTCGCGCGCCGGGGCCGCCGCCGACGTGCTGACCAGCCCCGAGGGGCTGGCCACGACGTTCGGGGGCGCGTGATGGCGCTTGACGCCGCGCCGCCGCCGCGGGGCGGCGACACGCTGAAGGACGAGGTCGCCGAAGCCGTCGTGCGGCGGTGGGACGAGCTGAGCCGCGAGAAGGCGTTGTATCATGGCGAGTGGGAGACCATCGCCACGCTGCTGATGACCAACCGCAAGGCGTTCAGCAGCGGCGGGCAGCCGGGGCAGTGGCAGCACCGCGGCGTCTTCGACAGCAGCCCGGTGATCGCGCGGAACAACCTGGCGGCGGGGCTCTACGGCACCGCCACCAACCCGGCCAACCGCTGGCTGGTGATGGAGACGCCCGACGAGGACCTGAACGGCTGGCACGCGGTCAAGGCGTGGCTCGACGTGGTGAACCGGCGCATCCTGGCGAGCTTCCGCGCGTCGACCAGCAACTTCTACGACAGCGTCATGCCGCTCTACGGCGACATCGTCGCCTTCGGCACGGCCGTCCAGTACGACGAGCCGATCGAGGACGAGGGCCGCATCCTCGACAAGACCATGCCGCTGTCCGAAGTGGCGATCGCCGTCAGCGACGCGGGCGAGCTGACCGAGATGATCCGGCGCTTCACGCTGAAGCCGGCCGACGCGGCGCGGCGCTACGGCCAGCGGCTGCCGCAGAAGATCCTCGATCTGGCGGAGAAGGGCGACCAGACGCCCCAGCAGTTCTTCTTCGCGCTGTCGCTGTCGGACGACTATGCGCCCGGCGGCGCCTTCCGCCGCGGCATGAAGGTGGTCGCGCGGACGGTCTGCGCCGAGGGCCCGCGGGTGGTGCGCGAGGGCGGCTACTACGAGATGCCGGCCTACGCGCCGCGCTGGGACGTGGACGCGGGCGAGACCTGGGGGCGCGGGCAGGGCTATTTCGCGCTGCCGACCGTGCGGATGCTGAACCTGTCGGCCGAAGCGAACATCCGGGCGGCGCAGTGGCACGCCGACCCGGTCAACCTGGTCCCGGATCAGAACGCCCTGCGCAAGGAGTTCCGCTTCCAGCCCGGCGCGACGCTTTACGGCGGCATGTCCATGGGCGGCCGGCCGCTGGTCGGACGGCTTGACGGTCCGCGCGGGCTGCCGTTCGGCATCGAGCAGCAGCAGGACTTCCGCGAGCAGGTGAAGGAGTTCTTCGGGTTCAGCCTGCTGACGGTGACCAACCGCAGCGGGATGACGACGGCCGAGTTCCTCGAGCGGCAGGCGGACCGATTGCGCCTGATGGCGCCGTTCCTCGGCCGCATCCAGTCCGAGTACCTGACGCGCAAGGCGGCGAGGCGCTTCGCGATCCTGTGGCGCGCGGGCCAGATCCCGCCGCCGCCGCCCGATCTGCAGGGCAAGCCGCTGGACGTGCGCTATGTCAGCGCCGCGGCGATGGCGCAGCGGAGCACCGAGGCGGCCGCGACCGCCAACCTGATCCAGAACCTGTCGCCGCTGATGGGCGTCGATCCGCGCTACGCCATGCGGCTGGACCCCGACGGGGTGGCCGAGACGCTGGCCGACGGCTTCGGCGCGCCGGCGCGGGCGCTGCGGAGCCGCGAGCAGGCCGACGCGCTGGAGCGGGCGGCGGCGGAGCAGCAGCAGGCGATGGCGATGGCGCAGATGGCGCCGGGGCTGGCCGGCGCGGCGCGCGACATGGCGGCGGCGGGGGCCGAAACCGCAGGGCAGGGGGCGCGGCGGTGAGCGGACTGATCACGATGGCCCGTGAGATGTCGGCGCGCGTCCAGCAGGACGTCGACGAGGAGGGCTGCGGCGCGGCGTGGGGCGCTATGATGGCGACCCTCGACCCGCGCGAGCGGCTGGCGTTGGCCGGCCATGTCGAGTTTCGCGTCAAGTGCGCGCGTGCGGACGGGGCGCGCCCATGAGCGCCGCCTGCCCGTGGTGCGGGCGCCAGGCGCTGGTTTACAGCGACCCCGGCGACGGGCTCGACCGGCCGCCGGTCGCCGTCGCGCGCTGCCCGAAGCGCTGCATGGGCGCGGCGGCGACGGCGCTTGCGACGGACGCGACGCCGGCCGCGCTGGCGGCGGCCGAGGCGCAGGCGCTGGGCAAGTGGGAGCGGCGGGCGTGAACCTGCATCGCGTCGCCGCGATCATCGGGCTGGCGCGCGCGGTCGGTCCGGGGCCGGCGGGCCGCGTCTGCGCGCAGTGGCGGGCGGCGCTGGCCGGGCGGCCGGAGCTGGCGCGCGACCTGATGCAGCTTGGGTTCCTGCTGGACGACGACGTGACCGACCGGGACGGGCGGCCGACGCCGCTGCCGGCAGACGAGCTGCAGTTCCGGGCGGGCGCCCGGGCGCTGGCGCGCGCGATCTTCGCGCGGGCCGGCGTGACCTCGGAAGAACTGATGGAGGCGGTGAGCCATGCGGAACAGGATGATCTTCTCGCCGGGCTGGTGGACCCTGCTGAGGGCCCCGGACGGTGAGGGGGCAGGAGGCGGCGCTGCTGGCGGGGCTGGCGCTGACGGCGCTGGCGGGGCCGCCGGAGGCGCTGCGGGCGGCGTCGGCGGCGGTGCTGCTGGCGGCGGCGCTGCTGCTGGCGTGGGCGGCGGCGCTTCTGGCGATCCGGGCGGCGCAGGCGCTGCGAAGCCGTGGCTCGAGACCATCACGCTCGACCCGGCGCTGAAGACCGTCATCGTCAACAACGGCTTCCACAAGCGGCGCGGCGACGACGGCCAGCCGCGCGACGCGACGCTGGAGGAGGCGCTCGCCTCGACCACGCAGGCCTATGACAGCGCCCAGCGGCGGCTGGGGGTAAACCCGGCGGAGCTGCTGCGCGGGCCGGCCGAGGGGCAGTCGGTGGCCGACTGGATGAAGAAGCACGGCGACGTGTTCGGCGTGCCCGAGAAGCCCGGCGACTACGGCGTCGAGCTGCCGACGCTGCCCGAAGGCGTGACCATCGACCAGGCGTTCCTCGACGAGGCGCTGGCCGAGCTGCACGCCGAAGGCGCGCCGAAGGCGGTGGTTCAGAAGGCGGTGGCGCTCTACGCCAAAAAGATCGGGTCGATGCTCGAGCAGGCGAGCGGCGAGGCGACGGCGGCGCGGCAGGCGATGATGGGCGAGCTGGCGCGCGACTGGGGCGCGCAGACCGAGGCGCGCACGGCGCTCGCGAGCCGCGCGTTCCAGCACTTCGCCGAAAAGGCGGGCCTCGACGGCGAGGCGGCCTCCGGGCTGGCGAAGGCGTTCGCACGCGACGCGGGCGACGCGCGGGCCATCCGGTTCTTCGCCGCGATCGGCGAGGCGATGGGCGAGGAGCGCATGCCCGGCGGCGGCGCGCCCGGCGGCTTCGGGGGCGCGATGACGCCGGTGGAGGCGCAGGCGCGCATGGCGACCATCAAGGCGCCGGACGGGGACTACGCCCGGGCCGCCGCCGTCGGCGACCAGAAGAAGATGCAGGAGCTGACGGCCGAGATCGCGCGGCTGGCGCAGATCATCGCGCCGCCGAAGGGGCGCTAGAGGATCCCGAGCGAAAGAACCACTCGCGAACCCGCCGATCAGGCCGAGGAAATGAAGGCCCCGGCGGGGCGGTTCGAGTAGGCGGCGCTTCCCCGCATGCGGAAGCTGCAACGACGCAGGGGGGTCGCGACAGGCCGGAGAGACGGCCACCATTCATCCCGCAGGAGAACCGCCATGCCGATGGTAGAGAGCCAGTCTGACGACCGCACTGCAAACAACGCCGTCCGCCATCAGTATCGCGTGCTCAGCGATGCAGAGAAGGCGCAGATGGTCGAGCTTAAGGACCTCGCTGCCGCCTTCATCGCCGCCTGCGACCGCATCGGCCAGTCTCGCGAGTTGTCGTTGGCCAAGACGAACGCCGAGCAGGCCGTGATGTGGGCGGTCAAGCACGTGACCGCATGATTGAAGCCCACCTGCTTTACCGCTTGCCTGATCGAAATTCGGTCATGTAGGATCGCGGCCGCCGGGGAGGCCCTGACGGGTTCCGGCGACCGCGGCGACAGGGCCGCCGTCTAAGCCGCGTGAAGGCCAGGTCGGGTCCGGCGCCTGCCGGGGAGTCCTCCGAGAAACCCGTTTCTCAGGAGGACAGGCCGCGATGGCCATCGAACAGCTGGTCGAACAGCACCACATCATCACCTTCCAGGCGAACGTCGAGCTGGCCCTGCAGCGCATGGGTCCGAAGCTTCGGCCGTTCGTCGATTTCCAGCCCTGCCAGGGCGAGCAGTCGGCGCTGATCCGCCTGTTCGACCCCGTCAAGTCGCAGCGCCGCACCGGGCGCAAGCCGGAGAACGTCGACAACCGCGCCGGCCGCCGCCGCCGCTGGCTGCTGTTCCAGGACCCGGTCGAGAGCGGCGAGTACATCGACGAGCTCGACATCTGGCGGCAGGCCATGGACCCCACGTCGGACCTGATCCGCGTGCACACCATGGCGGTCGGCCGCGACATCGACGAGATCATCGTCGAGGGCCTGACCGGCGAGGCCTATGAGGGCAAGCTGACGCCGACGGCCGTTCCGCTGCCGTCCACCCAGAAGGTCGGCATCCAGGTGGGCAGCTCGCCGGCGGCCGACACCGGCATGAACATCAAGAAGCTCCGCGAGGCGCGGAAGATCTTCGAGAAGAACGAGGTCGACCTCGACCGCGAGGAGCTGTTCGTCGGCATGTCGGCCGACGAGCACGACGCGCTGTTCGACTTCGTGGAGGCCACGTCGGCCGACTACCAGAGCTGGGACGCGAGCCAGCGCCCGGTGTTCCGGGACGGCAAGCTGATGCGGTTCATGGGCTTCAACATCGTCCGCTTCCAGGGCTGGAAGACGAACGCCGCCGGGAGCATCCGCTACTGCCCCGCCTGGGTGAAGCGGTCGGTCAAGCTGGGCGTCTGGCAGGACATCCGCGCGCGGATGTGGAACGACTCGAGCCGCCAGAACACCCCCGTCTTCAACATCGACTTCGTCGGCGACTGCCGCCGGACCCAGGAGGGTCTGGTGGTCGAGATCGCCTGCAAGATCCCGGCGTAAGGAGCGCGATCCATGCCCATCGTGGACGTCAAGTCCGACGCGGTCGACCAGGGCGCTGGCGCGCTCAAGGAGCCCGTCGATCCGATCCGCTGCCGCGCGCTGCTGCGCGCGGCCTGCGGGACCGTCGCCAACGCCTCGACCGACAGCAACGGCTCGGTCTATCGGCTGGCCACCATCCCGAGCCGCGCGATCCTGCGGCCGGAGACCCAGCTCGACCTGACGGGCTGGGGCTACGCCGCCGCCACGCTCGGCGTCGCGCGCGAGCGGGGCGCGGTGCTGACCGCCAACGGCCTGGCCGGGACCATCACCATCGGCGCGCTCGCGGGCGCGCTGACCACGCCGGTCGCCAAGTTCGGCCTGAAGTGGGGCAAGCCGCTGTGGGAGTCCTGCGGCCTGGCGGCCGATCCGGGCGGCAACCTCGACGTCGTCATCACCACGGCGGCGAACGCGACCGGCGCCGGGGTCGCGAAGTTCGACTTCGTCTGGCAGATCGACTGAGGGCGCCGTGGCCGCGCCCGCCTTCTCGGCCGTCGCCGTCTGCAACCGCGCCTTCGCCGCGATCGAGCATCGCGGCTTCGAGGACTTCGCGGACGGCAGTCAGGAAGGGCAGGACGCGGCCCTGCACTGGGATGCGGCGCGGCGGTTCGTGCTGACCGCCGCGCCGTGGAGCTTCGCGACGGCCTTCGGGCGGGCCGACGGCGCGATCGACGCGCCCGCGCCGGCCGCCACGCCCTTCGTCGTGGTCCTGGCGCCGGACTGCCTGTTCTTCCGTGGCGTCGACCTGAGCTGCCCGCATCGCGCGGTCCCGTTCGGCGACCGGCTGCTGCGCACCGACGTCGCCCCGCCCTTCACCTACGAGTACACCGCCGACGTCACGGACCTGTTCGCGCTGTCGCCGGGGTGCGTGGAGGCGCTGGTCTTCTACCTCGCGCATCTGCTGGCCCCGGCCTACACCCGCGCCCAGGGGCGCGCGCGGCAGATGCTGGACCGCTACCAGCTGGCCGTCGCCGAGGCCGCGGCGATCGACGCGCGGCAGGGGCCGGCCGCCGACCACCGGCCGGCCTCGGCCGCGCGCGGCTGGTGGGGCGATCTGGGGATGACGCCGCCGTGACGCGGCTGTCGCCCCAGCAGGCCGCCTTCGCGTCGGGCGAGATTTCGCCGCTGCTCTACGGCCGGCCGGACTACGTGCGCTATCGCTCCGGCCTGCGGCGCTGCCGCGGGTTCCTGCCGTTGCCCGAGGGCGTGGCGACGCGGCTGCCCGGCACGCGCCATGTCGGCCGGGTGAAGGGCGACGGGCCGGTCGCGCTGCTCGACTTCGTGTTCCGCGACGACGACAGCTACACGCTGGAGTTCACGCCGGGCGTGATGCGCGTCTGGCGGCAGGGCGCGCCGGTGATGGACGGGGCGGCGCCCTACGAGCTGGTCACACCCTACGACGCGGCGTCGCTGCCGCTGCTGCAGACGGTGCAGTCCGCCGACCGGGTCTATCTGGTCGACGGCCGCCGCGCGCCGCAGCGGCTGAGCCGGGTCGATCACGACGACTGGAGCATCGAGCCGACGCCCTTCAAGGACGGGCCGTTCGGCGCGGAGAACGACGACGAGGCGCGGACGGTGCGCGCGTCGGCGGCGACGGGCGCGGTCACGCTGACCGGCGTCGGCGGCCCGTTCGCCGGGTTGCAGGCCGGGGTGTTCCTGCGGCTGGACGCTGTCGGGCAGGCGCAGGTTCCCACCTGGACCGGGAACGCGGCCATCAGCGTCGGGCAGTCCATGGCCTACGACGGGCGGGTCTATCGCGTGGTCGGCTTCGACGCTGGCGGGACGACGACGGGGCCGAACCCGCCGACGCACGCCGAGGGCGACGTGCTGACCAGCAGGGGCGGGCCGGTGTGGCGGTTCGTCCATGCGGGCTTCGGCGTCGTGCGGCTGACCGCCGTGACCGACGCCAACACGGCGGCCGGCACGGTGACGCGGGAGCTGCCGGCCGACGTGGTCGCGGGGCCGACGCACCGCTGGTCGCCGCCGGCCTGGTCGGACGCGCTGGGCTGGCCGCGCGCCATCGGCGAGCACGACCAGCGGGTGATCTACGCCGGCGCGTCCGGCGCGCCGCGCACCGTCTGGGCCTCGCGCGTCGGCGACCCGCTGGCGATGGACCGGGGCGTCGACACGGACGAGGGCTTCAGCTTCAACATCGCCGCCGACCGCCGGCGGCTGAACCCGATTCGCTGGCTGGAGACCGGCGCCAGCGGGCTGCACATCGCCACCGCCGGCGGCCATGTGACCGCCCGGCCGAGCGACGCCGGCGTGACCATCGGCCCGACCACCACCGACTTCAAGCGCGGCCGCGGCGGCGCGGCGCCGATCCTGCCGGCCGTGATCGACGACGAGCCGGTGTTCGTCGCCGCCAGCCGGCGTCGGCTGCGGGGCCTCGGCTACGCCATCCAGGACGACCGCGTCCGAGCCGACGAGATCACCCAGAACGCCCGCCACCTGCTGACGCCCGGCGTCGCGCAGATCGCCTGGCAGGAGGAGCCGTGGCGCGTGCTGTGGATGCGGATGGACGACGGCGGGCTGGTCGGCATGACGCTCTACCCCGACCAGCAGGTCTTCGCGATGCATCGGGACGAGATGGCCGGCGGCGTCGTGCGCTCGATCGCGGTCAAGCCCACCGACGACGGCGCGGCGGAGGAGCTGTGGCTGGCCGTCGAGCGCGTGATCGGCGGCGAGACGCGCGTCCTGATGGAGGTGATGGCCCCGGTGTTCTTCGAGGCGGACCTCGACGATCCCGACCCCCTCGACGCCTGGCACCTGTGCGCGGCCGTCCGCTACGCCGGGCCCGAGACCGCCACGATCACGGGCCTGGGCCATCTGGAGGGCGCGGCCGTCGTCGCCTGGAGCGACCAGGGCGCGCAGGCCGGCGTCGTCGAGGCCGGCGCGCTGGCGCTGGAGCGCCCCGTCACGCGGGCCATCGTCGGCCTTGATCCGTCGCCGACGCAGTCGCTGCGCACCCTGCCGCTGACGCCGCAGGGGCCGCGCGGCGGACAGGACGGGCTGCCGCGGGTGGTGCGCGAAGTGGGCGCCCGCCTGCTGCACACCGCGGGCGGGACCATGCGGGCCATCGCGATCGACGACGCCGGCGTCGAGACCCCCGGCCCGGACAAGCAGCTCGGCCGGCGCGGGCCGGATCCGTTCGCGCGCATCCACATGGCCAGCGGCGTCGTCACGGTGAAGCCGACCGCCGGGTGGGGCGCCGACGTCGAGCTGGAGATCCGCCCCGCGCCCGGCGCGCCGCTGACGGTGGTGGGGCTGACGCCCTCCGTCTCGACGGAGGACGAGTGAATGTGCAACCTGATGACGGCCGCCACGATCGGCGCGACGGCGCTTTCCGCCGGCGGCCAGATCGTCGGCGGCATCCAGAGCCGCAGCATCGCCGCCGCCAACGCGCGCGCCCTTCGGGCGCAGGCGACGCGCGAGGCGGAGCTGGGCGCCGTGCGCGAAAGCCAGGTGCGCCGCGAGTACCGCCAGAAGGCCGGGCTGCAGCGCGCGCAGATCGCGGCGTCGGGCGTCACCCTCGACAGCCTGACGTCGCTCGACCTGGGCGCGGACCTTGCGACGCAGGGCTTTCTCGACGCGCAGTCCGCGCGCCTCGACAGCCAGGGCCGCCAGACGCAGCTGCGCAACTCGGCCCGGCTGGCGCGGGCCGAGGGCGCGGCCGACCTGATGCGCGGCGTCACGGGCGCCGCCGCCGGCGTGCTGACCGCCGCGCCGAAGCTGTGGCCGGGGCTGGCCGGAGACGGCCCATGATCATCGTCCCGAACGCTCGCATCGCGCCGGTCGAGCAGGCGCAGCCGCAGGCCGATCCGCGCAGGTTCAACGTGGGCGACGCGGCCGCGACCATCGGCGCGGCGGCGGCCGACGCCTTCAGCCGCATCGACGATCAGAACGTGGCGGCGGAGCTGCGCGAGGCGCGCGTCGCCGCCGCCGAGCGCCTCGGGGCCGAGCGGCTGGGCTTCGACCAGGCCGCCGACTGGACCGGCCTGTCGGCGCGGTGGGAGGAGACGTCCTCGGCCATCGGCCGCCAGATCGGCGAAGGGCTGTCGCCGCGGGCGCGCGCGGCCTTCGACCTGTCGTTCCGCGAGCTGCGCAGCCCGCACACGCTGGCGCTGCAGGAGCGCGAGTTCGTCCTGCGCCGCGGGCATGAGCGCGCGCGGCTGACCACCGGCCTCGAGCGGCTGACCGCCGCCGCGGCCGGCGCCGCCGATCCGGGCGCCGCCGCCGCCGTGGCCGACCAGACCGCCGACACCATCGAGGAGGCGCGCGCCGCCGGCTGGGTCAGCGCCGAGGAGGCCGCGGAGCTGCTGAGCCGCGCCGGCGCGCGCACCGCCAACGCGCTGGCGCTGCGGCTGATGCGCGAGGACCCGAACGCGCTCGACGCCCGGCTGGCGGCCGGCGACTTCGACGCGCTGGGGCCCGAGACGGTCGAGCGCTACCGCTCGAGCGCGCAGGCGGCCGTCGCGCAGGACGCCGAGCGCGCCGCCCAGCGCCAGCAGCAGGCGCAGCGCGAGGCGCAGCTGACGCTGGCCCGCGACGTGGAGGCGGCGGTCGGGCAGCTGGAGGCGGGCCTTACGCCCGAGGACCTCGAGCCGCTGCTGACGCGGGCGCAGGGCACGCCGGAGGGCCGCAGGCTCGAAACCGCCGTCGCCGCGACGCGCGCGGTCGACGGCGTGTTCGGGGTGATGAGCCCCGCGCGGCAGGCCGAGGCGCTGCAGACCTTCCGGTCGCGCCCGTCGCAGCCCGGAGACGAGGAGGTGGTCGCCGCGATGGAGCGGCTGCACGCCGCGACCATCGAGAGCGTCGCCGCCGACCCGCTGGGCCACGTGGCGCGGCGCGGGATCGTCGACGTGGCGCCGGTCGACCTGTCGGACCCGGCGTCGGTCGCCGCGCGCGTCGCCACGGCCGAGGCGGTGGCGACCGGCTGGGCGCAGGGCCAGCCGGTGCGCTACTTCACCGACGACGAGCGCCGCCAGTACGCGGCGCGGCTGCGCGACGCCGGTCCCGAGGACCAGCTGGCGCTGGCGGTCGCGATGGTCGACGGCTTCGGCGGTCGTGCGCCGGACGCGCTGGGCGAGCTGGGGCTCGACAATCCCGCCTTCGGCTACGCGGGCAGCCTGGTGGCGCTGACCGGCGACGACGCGGCGGCGCGGTCGATTCTGGCCGGCCAGCGGTTGCTCGACCAGAAGCAGGGCGCCAAGCCCAAGGCGGCGCTGCGCGACGGCGTGATCGCCGAGCTGGTCGCGGATGTGACCGCGGGGTCGGACGAGATGCGGCGGCTGGCGTTGCTGGCGGCCGACGCGCATTTCGCCGACGTCGGCGCGCGCGTCGATCCGACCGACGAGGAGGCCGTGCGCGAGGCCTACGCCGACAGCGTGCAGGCGGCCTTCGGCGGCGTGCGCCGCGGCGGGCGGCTGTTCGGGGGCGTGCAGCCGGTGAACGATCGTCCGACGATCCTGCCGGCCAGCCTGACCGGCGACGCGGCCGAGCGGATGCTGGGCGCGGCCACGGCGGCGCAGCTGGCGGCGGCGTCCCTGGGCGGCGCGCCGACGTGGGGCGACGGCCGCCCCGTCCGTTCGGCGAGCGACCTTGTGCTGATCTACGAGGGCGGGGGATCGTATTTGCTGGCGCGGGAAACCAGCGACGGGCTCGCCGTTCTGTCCGACGCGACGGCGCCAGACGGTCGTTTCCGGCTAGATCTTGCACGTTTGGCGCGCGCCGTCGGCGTCCAGTCGACCCTCTACGATCGTACCGGCCGCGCCGTCATGGACGCCGCCGCGACGCTGGGGCCCGCGCCATGAGCGGCCTTTTCGCTCGCGATGACGGTGTCGCCGCCCGGTATCAGGTGGCGGACGGGCCTCGGCCCGGCGGTGGAGAGTTGTTTGCGGCGAACTTCACCGACGCGCAGATTCGCGGGGACGCCAACGCGCAGACCTATCGCCGCCGAAAGGAATTGCTCGAAGCTCTGGCTGATCGGCTTGGCCCTGAAGGCTCGAGGTATCGACAAGCGTTCGACCGATCTGCCGTGCTTCCCGAGCGGGATGTCGAAGCGCTGATGACCGCGGTGCGATCCGCTGCGGAACGCGATCCATCCAAGTGGGCGGATGCGCCGCTGACGCGACAGGCCGCCTTCGACAAGGTCGCCAAGCAGCTGCGCGCGGAGATCGACGCCGCGCAGCTGGTCATGGGGCGGCAAACGGGGCTGGCCGACGCTGCCGTGTCATTTGCGGGTCAGATCGCGGGGACGGCTGCGGACTTGCCAAACGTCATCATGTCGCTCCCGGGCTTCGCCGCGAAGTCTTTCGGGCGCATGGTCCTCTACGAAGCCGGCCTGGGAGCCGGTGCAGAAGCCATCGCGCTGCCCCGTATCGCTGCGGTGGAAAAACAGCTGGGGCTGGAGCCCACCGATCCCTTCATGCAGATCGGAGCCGGCGCGGTCTTCGGCGCGGCGCTTCCTATAGCGGGGCGCGGCGCAAGGGTCGCGTGGCGTGGCGCAGCCGCGGTCTCGAACTCTGATCTGCTGGCGGCCGCCCGCGCCCGCGTCGCGCGGCTGCGGCCCGTGGAGCGCGCGGCCGCGGCGCGGCTGGAGGACGACGCCGCCGCCCGCGCCAACGCGCCGGGCGAGGATCAGGACGCCGACGTCGCGCGGCTCGACCGCGCGGCCGAGGCGGCGGCGCAGGGGCGGCCAGAGCTGATCCCGGAGACGGCCCCGCGGGCGGACGCGCTGGCGCCGGGCGCGCCGCGGCGCGTGTCGCTGGAAGATCGCATCATCGGCGTCGAGAGCGGGGGGCGGGCGGACGCGGCCAACCCGAACTCGAGCGCGCTGGGGGCGGGGCAGTTCATCGCCGGCACGTGGCTGGAGATGCTGCGCAAGCACCGGCCCGAGCTGCTGGAGGGGCGCTCCGAGGCCGAGGCGCTGGCGCTGCGCACCGACCCCGATCTGAGCCGCCAGATGACCGCCGCCTACGCGCGCGACAACCGCGCCTGGCTGGGCGAGCAGGGCCTGCCGATCCACGACGGGGCGGTCTATCTGGCGCACTTCGCCGGGCCGGCGGGCGCGGCCCGCGCGCTGCGCGCCGCGGCCGACGCGCCGATCCGCGACGTGATGTCGGATGCGGAAATCGCGGCCAACCGGGCGATCCGGTTCAACGGCAAGAGCTTCGAGCAGTTCACCGCCGGCGACCTGATCGGCTGGGCGAAGTCGAAGATGGGGATCGCCGACGCGGCCATCGGCGATCTGCCCGCGGCGACGCGCGCGCAGTATCCCGCCGACGAGGTTCTGACCGACGCGGGCGCCTTCCAGTACAAGAGCGGGGGCGACGCCGAGGGCGTGACCGCGCGGCTGCTGTTCGAGCGCGAGTGGGACCCGGTCGCGGGCAGCGGCCTGACGTTCTTCGAGGCGCTGGACGGGCGCGTCTTCGTCGCCGACGGCCACCAGCGGTCTGGCCTCGCGCGCCGGCTGATGGCCGCTGGCCACGCGCCGATCACGCTGGACGGCTTCGTCTATCGCGAGGCGGACGGGTGGACGCGCCCGCAGGTCCGCGCCATGGCGGCGCTGACGAACATCCGCGCGCTGACCGGCACCGCCACCGACGCCGCCAAGGTGATGCGCGACTTCCCCGAACTGGGCGAGCGCATCGCCCGCGGCCCGGAGTTCGTGCGCCGCGCCGACGCGCTGGCGCGGCTGGCCCCCGAGACATTCGAGGCCGTCGTCAACGAGGTGATCCCCGAGAACCTCGGCGCCGTCATCGGCCGCGTCGCGCCGGGCGACGAGCGGCTGCAGCGCGCCATCCTGAAGGCGTTCCGCCAGCTGGAGCCGGCCAACGAGCTGGAGGCCGACCTGATGGCGCGCGACGTCCGGCGCCTCGGCCTCGAGCGCGAGACCGAGGGCGCGCAGATGTCGCTGTTCGGCGACGACTTCGACTTCGGGGCCAGCCCGATCGGCGAGCGCGCCCGGGTGCTCGACCAGACCGTCAAGGAGCTGAAGCGCGACAAGGCCGTCTTCGAGCGGCTGACGCGCGAGGCCGACCGCATCGAGCAGGAGGGCAACCGCCTTGCGCGCACCCAGAACGAACGCCGCGCCGCCCAGCAGCAGCGCATCCTCGAGGCCGTCCTCATCGCGTCCGACGAGCCCGGACCCGTCCGCGACGCTCTCGACGCCGCCGCCCGCACCGCCCGCGCCAAGTCCGTCGCCGCCGGCGCCCGCGAGTTCGCCGAGGCTGTCCGAGCGGGAATTGACAGCGGTGTTGTCGGCCGTGCGTTCGATCGAGCTGCAGTCCGCCGCGCTGAAGCTCCGCTTGGCGATGGCCCGGGCGAAGGCGCCGCCCGCGCCGCCCTCGGCGACCCCGAGCCCCCGGCGCTGAGCGAGGCGGGCGAGATCCCGCCCGGCCTGTTCGACGACCCGGCCGGACCCGAGGCGCGCGCTGCGACGGTGGCGCTGGAGGAGGACCTGCTGGCGCAGGCCGCGCCGGCGCCCGCCCGAGAGGCCGCGACGGGATTGCGCGACGTTGTCCGCAAGGCCGGTGAGCCCGGAGACCACCCGCGCGCCTTCGTGCGCGTCGGCGCGGTGACGGACGGCTTCGTGCGCGTGGTGCAGGACGAGGCGGGCATCGACCTGAGCGGCTACCAGCATTCGGTCGACGTGTACGGCGTGCGGCACATCCTGTCGGAGCACGGCGACCCGGCCGCCGAGCGCAGCCGCGGCCAGGTCGCGATCACCGAAGCCGACATCGCTGAAATTCCGCAGACGCTGGCGGCGGCGACCCACGCCGTCGTCGGGTTGCAGAGCCGTCGCGGCCAGCCGGTTATCGGACTGATCGCGCGGCGAGGCGATGGATCGATCGTCTATGTCGAGGAGGTGCGCACGAAGCGCCGCACCCTCGCTGCGATTACGATGTGGAAGTACCCCGCAGAGGCCAATGCCGAGAGCGTCCTCTCAGCCCTGCGCCGAAACGTCCGCGACGGCCGCGGGGATGGTGTGAAGGTAGTCGAACTCAGCCCTGACGCCAAGCCGATCGACGCGCCGGACGCCCCCGACGAATTCGCCGCGTCGCGCGACGCGCTCGAGCGCGACCTGGTCGGCGAAGACGCGGTCAGCGGCAAGTACGGCCGGCTGCTGTTCGACGCTCTGGACGAGCCGACGCGCGCGCAGCCGGTCAACCTGTCCGAGGCTGAGGGCGGCGATCTGCGGGCGCTGGGCGAGATCGTGCAGGAGCTCGACGACGAGCTGCGCGCGCTCGACGCCATGGACGCCTGCCGGATCGGGGGCGAGCGATGACGGCCGTCTTCCGCAGCCTGTTCGACATGACGCCCGTCTGGGTCGAGGCGCAGCCCGAGCGGCGCGATGAGCTGGCCGTCCACCTGCGCCAGGGCGCGGCGGTGAAGGTGGTCTGGTTCTTCTTCGGCGTGCGGGACATCGACCGGCTGGCGCTGGCCGAGGCCCCTGTCGGCCTGCCGATCGCGGTGCAGCTGCCGCTGTTCGTCGCGCGCGACGCGGGCTGGGCTTTTCAGGAGGTCAGCCCATGAGCCTGTTCGACTGCATCGAGCGCGCGATCGGCGGCGGCGAGATGCCGGTCGAGCCCGGCCGCCGGCTGCAGGAGCTGGTGCGCCGGCTGGAGGCCGAGTACGCCCACATGGGGCCGGACGCCGCGGCGGCGCAGGCGGCGGCCGACGCGAAGAAGGTGTTCCGCGAGGAGACGCTGGCGCGCCGGCGCGCGGTGCTGGGGACGATCAAGGCCCAACGCGACATCGCGCGGGCCATGGCCGAGTACCGCGACATCACCGGCGGCCCGGACCGCAGCGGGGCGCTGCCGGCGCTGCTCGAGTACGACCAGGCGGCGACCTTCATGAGCGTGCGCGGCGTGCGCGAGAGCCTGCGCGGGCGCTATCACCGGATCGTCGCCGACGTGCTGGTCAAGCATCAGAAGGACATGACCGGCGCGATCCGCAACCGCGCCGATCTGCCGGTGCTGGTGCGCGAGCTGATGGGCGAGAACACCGGGAACGCGAACGCGCGCGAGCTGGCCGAGGCCGTCACCCGCGCGTTCGAGACCGCGCGGCGCGACTTCAACGCCGCGGGCGGGCACATCGGCAAGCTGCAGGACTTCGGCCTGCCGCACCGGCATGACGCGCAGCGCATCCGGCGCCGGGGTTTCGACGCCTGGGCGGACGAGATCATGCCCCGGCTGGACTGGGAGCGGATCCCCGATCACCGCAGCGGCCGGTCCATGACGGCGTCCAGCCAGCCGCGGCGGCGCGAGTTCCTGCGCGAGATCTACGACACCATCACCACCTACGGCTGGACCAAGCGCGAGCCGTCCGGGCAGCGCGTCGGACAGGCGCTCTACAACCGGCGGGCCGATCACCGCGTGCTGCACTTCCGCAGCGCTGACGACTGGCTGGCCTACGACGAGCGGTTCGGGACCGGCGACCCGTTCACCTCGATCATGTCGCATCTCGACCACATGGCGCTCGACACCGCGATGATGCGCGTGCTGGGGCCGAACCCGCGCGCGGGCCTCGAGTTCGCAATCCAGACGCTGGAGAAGGCCGCGGCGACGGACCCCTGGGCGAAGGACGCCGCCGACCGCGTGCGGTCCCGCGCGCAGATCGCGCGCACCATGATGGGCCACCTGACGGGCGAGGTGAACCGCGGCGGCGATCCGTTCTGGGCGAACTTCATGGCCGGGACGCGCAACTACATCGTGGCCTCCCGGCTGGGCGGCGCGTTCCTGTCGTCGCTGGGCGACGTGCAGTTCGGCGGGCAGGCGGCGCGGCACGTCGGCATGGGCGTCTTCGCGCCGATGCAGCGGCAGATGCGCCTGATGGCCAGCCAGGGCGCGCGGCAGGAGGCGCTGACGCTGGGCGTTGTCGCCGACGCGGCCGCGGACGCCGGCGTGATGATGCAGCGTCTGCTGGGCGGCGAGATCACCGGACCGGAGGTGACGCGCCGGCTGGCCGACTTCACCCTGCGCATGAGCTTCCTGACCCAGTGGACCGAGGTAGGGCGGCACGCCTTCCAGCTCGAGATGTTCGCCCAGTTCGCCGCGCAGGCGTCGAAGTCGTGGGACCATCTCGACGAGCCGTTCCGCCGCCTGGTGCTGCAGGCGCGCGGATTCAGCCCGGCCGACTGGGACGCGATCCGCGCGACGCCGCTGCACCGCACGCCTGACGGCGGGCTGTTCCTGCTGCCCGACGACATCCGCTTCCGCGATGACATCGACCCCGAGTACGCCGACGGGCTGTCGCTGCGGCTGGGCGCCGTCGTGCAGGAGCAGACCGAGTTCGCCGTGCCGAGCTACAGCCTGCGCGGCCGGGCCAACATCGTCGGCGAGACGCGCGCTGGCAGCTTCGTCGGCGAACTCGCGCGGTCCGGCGCGGCCTTCAAGGGCTTCGCCGTCACCCTGTTCGTGAACAACATCCGCCGCGTCGCGCTGGCCGACGGCCGCGATCCGCGATGGGTGCGCATCATCGCCTTCGGCGCCCTGACCACCTTCGCCGGCGCGGTCGCCGTGAACATGAAGGAAATCGGCAAGGGCCGCGATCCGCAGGACATGACGACGCCCGAGTTCTGGGGCCGCGCCATGGCGCAGGGCGGCGGCCTGGGGATCTTCGGCGACTTCATCGGCATGTCGGCGCAGAACCGCTTCGGCGACAGCTTCGGAACCACGCTGGCTGGGCCTGCCGTGGGCCTCGCCAACGACGTCGGCCGGCTGACCATCGGCAACCTCTCGCAGTTCGTGCAGGGCGAGGACACCGACTTCGGCCGCGACCTGACGCGCTTCCTGCGCTTCAACGCGCCCGGCGCGAACGTCTGGTGGTGGAGCCAGGCGTATCAGCGCGGCGTGATGGACTACGTCCAGCGCGCGCTCGACCCCGAGGCCGAGGAGGCCTGGCGCCGCGCCGAGCGGACCCGCCTGCGCGACTTCGGCAACCCCGCCTACTGGCCTCCGGGCGCGCCGCTGCCGCGCCGGGCGCCCGACCTTTCCGCAGCGGCAGGAGGTTCCTGATGGCCCTTCACATCGTGCTGACCGGCGTGCGCGCGAAGTCGGACCAGGGCGCGGTCGTGCCGGCCGTGCGCGGCTGGCCGGCCGAGTTCCTGACGCACGCCGTCGGGGCCAGCGCGCGCGTCCAGAAGGACGGCCAGCCCTGGGTGACGCCGGTCGACGGCATGGCGTATCTGCTGGCCGACGAGGACTGCTGGCTCCGCTGGGCGCCCGCGACCGATCCGACCGCCGCGGCCGCTGGCGCGGCCTGGCCGCTGACGGCCGGCCAGGCGCTGGTGATGAGCTTCGACGCCGGCCAGGGCCTGACGGTCGCCGCGCGATGACGGTTCCCATCGAGCCCATCGAGCTGATCGTCCTGAACCCCGCGCAGGGCGGGGCCTATCCGTTCACGTTCCGCTGGCTGGGCGGGACGGGGCTGGCGCTGACGCTGTTCAACGCCGCGGGCGGGACCGAGCTGCCGCTGGCCGCCGGCGCCGACTGGAGCGCGTCGCCCGCGGCCGGCGGGACCGGCGGGGTGGTGACGCTGCTGGCCGACCCGACCGGCTTCGACCGGCTGCGCGTGCGCCGCCGCACCCCCGTCGCGCAGGAGTTCGAGGCCCCGCCGACCGCGGCCGCGTTCGAGGCCGCGCTCGACCGCGTGGCCATGGCGCAGCAGGAGCGCGAGGGCGACATCCTCGACGCCGTGCGCCAGGTGCTGACCCTCGACGGCGGCGTGGTCGAGACCAACCCCGTGCCCGCCATCAACGCCGAGGTCGCGGCGGGATCGGCCGGCGCGCTCGCCTCGGTCCGCGCGCTGGCCGCCGCGGCGCTGGCCGCCGACGCCGCCGCCGCCGCCGCGCAGGCCGACGCCGACGCCGCCGAGGCCGTGCTGGCCCTCCACGGGACGCGGCTGACGGCGCTGGAGGGCCGGCTGCGGCCGCTGTTCTGGCGCAGCGCGACCCTCGACATCGTCGCGGGCGGCCCGATCGCGGTGGCGCACCCGCTGGGCGTGACGCCGGACTTCGTGGGCGCCGAGCTGGTCTGCATCTCAGCCGACGCAGGGACCGGCCACGCGGCTGGCGCCGTGCTGCGGATCGCCCCGGGCGCGGTCGGCACCGCGACGCTGGACGGCTACGGCTTCACGGTCGATGCGACCAGCGCGCAGGTCACGGGCCGGTTCGGCATCGCGCCCGCCGTGTTCTACGTCAACAAGATCGTCGCCCCGAACCTCGGCCAGGCTCAGGCCATCGACCCCACCCGGTGGCGGCTGCGCCTCGTGCTGGCGGCGTTCGCATGACGCACTACCGCACCGCCGCCGGGGCCTACCTGGGCGCCTTTGTGGGCGTGGCCCCGCCCGAGGGCGCCATCGAGTGCCCGCCCCCGCGCGACGCGCGCGCCGTGTGGACCGGCCAGGGCTGGGCCGACCCGCCGCCGCCGCCCGTCACCGACACGCCCCTGACCGCGGCGCAGTGGGGCTACGCGCTGGACTGGTTCGAGCTGCGCGCGCCGATCGAGGGGTTCGCCGCGCAGCTTGAGCCCGTCGCGCGGCGCGAGGCGCTGGTGTTCCGCGCCCGCGCGCTGGCGGGCCGCAGCTTCGCGTTCGGCGACGTGCTGGCGCTGATCGCGGCCTATCGCGACGCGCCGGGGTTCCCGGCCGCGCTGGATCTGACCGAGGCGCAGCTGGCGGCGATGTGGGCCGCGGTGCTGGCCGACATGCCGGGAGAGGGCTGATGCTGTTTCTGGATGGAGGCGCCGGCGCCGGCGCGGCGCGCGCGCAGGTCGCCGCCGATCTGGACGCCGGGACGTTCGCGGTGACGGCCGTGCGCGGCGCGGACTTCGCCGGCGCGATCCGCTGGCGGCTGGCGCGCGGCGGCGTCCCCGGCGCCTGGGTGGCGGTCGACCCCTACGTGCTGGGCGCGCCCGTCAGCATCGCGGCCTACACGCCCGCCCCGGCCGAGGGCGACGTGCTGGAGGTCGAGGCCGACACGACGACGGCCGCCTCGCGCGTGCTGGCGCTGCCGCCGATCGCGCCCACCGTGACGGTCGCGCTGATGCGCGGCGCGACGCCGGCCGAGACGATCGAGCAGGGCGAGACGGTCGGCATCCCCGGCTCTGGCGCCGACGTGGAGATCGTCGCGACCATCGCCGCCGCCGGGCGGCCCGCGCTGACGAGCGGCGACCTGACCCTGGGCCTGACGATGGACGGCGAGAGCGTCGGCCTGACGTATCTCGCCAGCTCGCTCGGCCACACGCTGCGCGGGACGGCGAGCTGGGCGCATACGAGCGGCGCGGGCTTCGCGCTGTCAGACCCGGCCGGCGTGATCGCCGCGGAGCCGGCCGAGCCGCCGCCGCCCGATCCTGTGGCGGCGGTGCTGACGCAGATGAGCGTCATCTCGCACGGCCAAGCGAACGTCGGCGCGACCACGGCCGTAAACGTGCCGCTGGGCTACGCGCCCCAGCCGGGCGACGTGGCCGTGCTGGCCGTGGTCGGCTACAATGCGGGCATCGGCGCGTCGCCCGACGTGTCGGTGACGACGCCGGGGACGATGTTCACCGTGCAGACGCATCGGTCGGCAGGCCGGCGCGACGTGCCGAGCACCGCGAGCTACTGGACCACCCTCGTCGTCCTGACCTTCGGCGAGACCATGACCGGCAGCGTCGCCGAGCTGCGTGTGAACGCCAACCTCACGCTTGAGCAGGTGGCGATCGTTGGCGCGGCCTATCGCCCGTCCGAGGCGCTTGCGCTCGCGCCCGTCACCGATCGCCTGTCGGCCAGCGTCGTGGCGGCGTCGTCGTCGCTGGCCGTCACGCTGGGCGGCGGCGATACGCTGGCCGTCGCCGCGCTGGGTATCGCACAGTCGGGCCTTGTCGTGACGGGCGCGACGCCCTTGGTCACGCGCGACGCGCGACCGGACAGCGCGAGCATCTTCCCGCTGACCTTCGCGACCTATCAGGCGAGCGTCGGCCAAGTCGAGCGCCCTGTGACCGTCACTGCGACCGAGGAGCTGGGCGGGGCCAACGAGTCGCTCATGCTGATCGCGGTGCGGCTCGCGGGCGTGAACAGCCAGCGGCCCGAAACGCCCGACGCCTACACGCCCGACCAGCTGCGCACCGTGCTGAACGCGGCGACGCCGGGGCAGGTCATCAAGCTGTCGGGCGGCGCGTGGGGGACGACGAACCTGACCGGGTATTCGTTCGCGGCGCCGGGCGTGACGATCCAGGCGGCTGATCCCAGCAATCCGCCCGTGTTCTACCGGCTGGAGCTGCGGAACTGCGCCGGCTTCACCATCCGCACGTCGCGCGGCCAGCGCGCGACCGGCGTGACCACGACCTATGCGCTGTTCGACTTCGACGACTGTTCGCGGATCGTGGTCGAGGACTGCTATTTCCAAGGCAAGGACGAGCTGAAATCGTTCGACGGCGCGCCGCCCGTCCTCGCGACCGTCGACATGCCGATCTACGTGGAGGGCGGCAGCGACATCACGATCCGCGACAACGAGATGTTCTACAGCGAACGCGGCATGACGCTCAGCAACATCGACGGCTTCGTGGTTGAGAGGAACAAAATCCACGACTACGTGGAGGACGGCATATCCTGCGCGTTCTGCCAAAACGGCGCCATCCGCGACAACGTCATCTACAACCCGCGGCGGGTGCCCGGCGGGCACCCCGACATGATCCAGGTGCAGACGCCGAGCAACATCACGATCGAGCGGAACTGGTGCGTGCAGGGCACCCGGACGACGACGCAAGGGATCTTCACCGGCCTGCGCGACGATGGCGTGTTCAGCGCCGGCGGGCCGCCTGACCTCATCGTCCGCAACAATGTCGTCAGCGGCAATCAGGTCAACATGCTGCGGCTCGCCCAGCAGCTTCGCGCCTCGACCGTGGAGCGGAACACCGTGATCCGAGGCGCGATCCCTAACACCTTCACCGAAATCCACGCGAATGTTCAGGGGGCCTCGATCATCGCGGACAACTGGTCGGAGGGGCTGACGGGTTCCGGCGGGACGCGGACGGGCAACGTGACCTTCGACCCGCTGGCCTTCACATGGCCGGCCTACCCGACAAAGGCGTTCATCGCGAGCATCCAGCCGGCCGGCGTGGGCGCCGAGCTGTCGCTGCTGCCCGACCCGCCGTGGTCCTGA